TCAAGACCTTGGCCATTGACCTGACGAGTGAGGTTCTCACTTGGTACGAGAAAGTGGAGATCATGGAAGAGGCGGTCAACTGGGTACGCAACGAGCCTCCGGTCTACGAATTGTACGAACACGTAATCGAGGAAGATATGGTCGGCCTCGGAATTGACAAAGAAGTTTCCGGCCCTGAGTTCCTGCAAGCGGTAATCGCGGTCCTGGACCTGTAACAGCACACGGGGGAGGTAACCCCTCCCCCCTCACCAGGCGGCATGGTGATTTATGATTCTGATAAGCATGGTGATGAAGGTGACGCAGCAGGACCCCAAAGTTTGTGCAATTAATTGCACAGACTCCAAGCCCTTGATTTCTCGACATTTTTTCTCGAACCCACAAGATTTTTCTTGCGTTTTAACCGAGGACCATATATAATAAATCAAAAAGTTCAACAAATACAACGAGTTACACTGTGGGCTTCGGCCCCACGCCCTCAGGGGCGCACCTACAAGGAGGTACATATCATGTCCAGCAAGAAGTTCAACCCCACGGAAGCCGCAGCCACCGCCCTCGCCACCACCGACCTGAGCAAGTTCAAGAAAGAGGTCCTCGCCTGGGGGATCAACTCCGAGGCCGCCATCGCCGCCCAGACCACGATCAACAAGCTGCACCGCCGGTTCGTGGATTTCATGGGCCTGCCCGCCGGGGCCGTCGTGGCCAAAGCCGAGTCCTACAAGGGGGCCAAGGACGACGCCCCTGCTCTCTCCGCCCTCGAAATCGCCCTCATCGCCCAGGCCCAGTTCGCCTGGATCACCGATCACTGCTCCAAGAAAGAGGGCATGCCCCGCGCTTGCCGCTGCGGACTCTCCGCCACCAGCTTCAAGGACATCCGCGGCCGCATGGACAAGAACATCCTGAACAAGGACACCGGTAATGTCCGCCTGCGGATCAAGGCCATCGTGGATGAGCCGGAAGTGATCGAGGCTCCGACCCAGCTCCCCGATCCCCCGGCCGAGATTCTGCTGGACGTGGCAGCTTAACTGAGACACAGGGGGCGGGCAACCGCCCCCGCAACTACGGAGGTGACGTATGTGGTCAGTCAAGATCGTGGAAACGGGAAAAGTGTTCAGCCCGGCAACAGCATGGCGGGCAACGGAACTGGTGGCAGCAATTCAACGGACGGGCATGCACGCGGAGGTAACCAAGATATGAAAACCCTGGCAGCGGCAAAGGAATACATCGGCCTGGAGCTTGCGACTCTGCACATGGTTATGAACTCGACCAAGCTCTCGCCCAAGGAAAAGCTCAATACGGCCCTGACTGTGGTTGACAACTGCTACGACGACAATCTGCTCTGCGTGCTTGAAGATGAGATAAGGGCTGATCTGGCCTTCCTTGGGCAGGTAGACAACGAAGCAAACGCCAGGGCATACTTGGCTAAGTGCCTGGAAGATATAGACTAATTGCATTTGCAATTAATTGCACTGGGCCAAGCCTTCGGGTTTGGCCCTTTTTTTGGCCTTTTTCAGGGCATACCCTAGTATGCCTTGCAGCAAACAAATCGTTCCTGGGGCATTTATGGAGGTCGGTTTTTTCCCCTTTTTGGCGGGAGAAGGGCAGAAGCTGCTAAGTCGGCATGCAGAAGGCGTTTCCTGCTGTCCAGGAGGCGAGTAGGAGGATAGAAGATGACAAGTCGGCATACGCCTAGTGTTCTCAGGCGGGTGAGAAGGAGTAGTAGATACTCCCACCCCCACATACAAGATTGCACGACGGCACGCGCTATCCGTAATATAAAATGCACATAGCTGCCCTGGTGGCATGTAAAGTCACGTTTGCGGAAAAAGGAGAATAGAAGGAGAACAGAAGACGACAAGACGGCATGATGCGTCGTTTAGATATATAGACCCTGATAGACAGATGACTGGTTGGCATGTAGGTCACGTTATGTCGGCATGCACAAGAATGTCTGAACGCAGGGAGGAGAACAGTAGACGAGCAGACGGCACGTAGACGATGTATGATCTGATCGGATGGGTGGATGGCAGACGGGTGGGCGATGGGTGGACGGCACGACGATGAACGACTGGACGACGGCATGTAGGCTGACGGGCGCGGGCACTCTCCCCTCCGGGCCTTGGCAAAACCGAAAAACAGGGACAGCCACCGGGATTATCTACAAAAACCATAGACAAAACCATTAAACTGGTATGTAGCAGAATACCCCATAACTGACGAAACGGAAAAACCCTTATAGTTCGGGGCTATAGAAACAAGTGTCGGAAAACTTTACAGTTGTATGTGGCAAAACTATACAAGTGTCGGAAAACTTTACAGTTAATTGGGGAGAAAACCCCCAATTGTCGGAAAACTTTACAGTTGTCAAAACCTATAAACTTTGTAGATATACCGTTTTCGTGCCGAAACGGGTTTTTGTTCTATTTTTGACAAAACCGTCAAGCTGGAATAAAATAAAAAACCATTTAGGTGGGAAACGCCTAACGAAACGCTTTAACGGTCGAAAATAAATATCCAACAAAAACAGGCACATAGCCGAAACGTCGAAAATAGTTGAAAATAGTTTCGCGGTTTTGGCAAGCGGTATGCAATGGAACTGGTATATAAGCGCAACGGCGCAAACGGTAACACGAAAGAAACTTGACAACTGAATGAGGAAACCGAAAGGCACCGGGTAAACCGGTAAACGTGATCGGTCCCAATTGGCGCAACATTCACAAGGCAAACGGTTTGCCTAACCTACAAAGGGGAAACAAGTCATGAAAAACCTAGAACTGATTATCGCAACACTGTTGACGGTAGTAGATGCCAAGTCGTTTCGGTCCGCCCTTGTCAAAGCGCTGACGGTGGAAAAAGACGGTAAACAGGCACTTATGAGTCTGCTATTGGTAACACTCCGAGACCGCTTCATTATTTGCCTTGGCCTGCCGGCCGCAAAGGGACAAGGCCGAAGCTGGTCATACAAGGGCGGTACTGTCGAGATCATTACAACGGCTTTGGAGTCTACCCTTGTAACACAGGTTCAATTCAATGTTGCGCTTGAAGTTGCCAATAGCTTGAAGTTGTCTAGCAAAGTACCAAATGGACTTGCAGCCTCTAAAGCTGGTAGTATGGTGTCCGAATTGATGGGTAAAAACCTGTCAAACAAGGACAATGGAGCAACATACGCAAGGCTTGCTAAAAAGGCGGAAACCTTGGCGGAAACCTCGCCGGAAACCTCGCCGGAAGAGTCTAAAACTGCCGTCAACGGCTAAACGTCAACAGGGGAGACGGTATATACCGTCTCCCCTACTACACAGGGGAGGACTGAAAAAATGAGTCAAACAATAAGCGAAATGAGAAAAACGGTACAAACCATCAAAGCCTATCGGCATCGGACACCGGTATATAAATCTTGTCCTACTTGTCACCATGACGAACTGAAAAGCGTAAAGGTTACACTTGACAGTGATAAAAACGGCAATCCGGTATGGTGCTATACCGCCAAAATCAAGAGGCGTTTTAAATCTTACCTGTCAACAGTAACGGCATGCGCCAAGTGTAGCGCAAACCTTGTGCAACATATCAGGCATGAAGTTTTGACGGTAAAACGTCAGCGTAGAGCATATGGGGAACACGCACCACAGATTTTTGGAGTGTAGCATAAAGCCACAGGGTAGAAACGCCACAGTGTAGCGTTTCTACCCAACCGGCATTTCAAAGATTCATGTGCCTTTTTTTTCGCCACGCCAGGTTGCATACCCCCCCAAATTTGTGGTAAAATATTTGGCATTTGACAAAACTAGGAAAATGCCTCATTTAGCAAGCCCTCGCGCACGCCCCCACAGTGCAGTTAATTGCACAAACTGTCCCTATCACACAAATATCTAAAATTATTAGACAATCCCCCTACCCCCCCAGATACTAAAAATAAAATTTGACAAAACCATCCTACATATTATATCATTTACCCACTACCACACAACACACAGACACCACCATCACGAGGCTGAGACTCATGGCGTTTATTCCGAGTTACACCCCACCTACAGCTCAGTTACCACCCCCCACACGGAGGCGACCCCACACCATGACTGACACCATTCACCTGTCGCAAGAAGTCTATCGGCTGGAACGGGTCATACTTGACCTGCATGAGGATGTAAGAAAATTGCGGGAAGAGTTGTATATCCTGAAAAACGCACCTCTAGCCGTACCACCTGTCCTGTCCACCCCTAACCCCAATCAAGGAGAACAATCGTTATGAGCGTACAAAGAGGAACTGGCCCGAGGAGAGTAACTACCACCCCTACCCCGGAAGGAGAGAGCTTCCTTTCTGAATCGAACATGAGCCCGGAGAGCATGCAGCGGTTGAACCACGAGAACCCCAAATTGCAGGGGGCTAATAATGTGGATACCTTCGCCAAGCTGAATAGCACCATGAAGGAGAATGTTGGCCTGCTCAACAAGTGGCAGCTTTCTTCTGACGCGGATCGGATTGATAAGTTGGTCGCTCAGATGAATCTGGCTATCTGGTGCCTGGGTCGGCTGGTGGCGTTCGGGGCCGAGCAGGAGAGCGAGAACAGTGCCAAGGTGCCGTTCGACAATGGTAGGGTAGAGTAAAAAAAATTCGCGCACACAAGCAACGAGGGGGAGGGAACTCCCCTCTATTTAATGGAGGTTACAAATGGCTACCTGTCCTGGGTGTAGTAAGTTTGCGTCGTTGGAAATGCAAGACCCCGAGGTGAATAATTTTGAACTGGCGGATAACCGCGATAAGGCGGGAGATTGTCTGGACATTGCGTATGATGTGCGGATTGTTAGGAGTAGTGCGTGCTGTAGCGAGGAGATGAAGGAATACAGCTTCGACGGCACTATCGACGTGGTGGTGAAAGACCACTTCGGGGAGGGGCACTCACTCACTCTGAATGATGGTGACTGTGAAGCTACCGAAAACGGGGGAGGGCGGTACAAGAAGAGCTACTATGGGTTTTCTCTGGAAGGGGAGATTACCTGTTCTTGTGGGAAAGAGGTAATTTGTGATACTACCGAGTATGTGGACGGGAGTTCTGTGCTTATCAGGGATGAAGTGGCTGCCTCTGAAATGGATGAGGTGTAGCCGTGGCCCGCGTAGACATTGTTCAGGAGTTTTGGCATTGTCCGGTGTGCGGGGCTACTGCCCTCAAGCACTACAACTTGTACCATGAGCCCTACTTGCAGTGTACTGGTGCCTGTGGAGCCTACACCGAGATAAGAGCTATCTACCGCACGGAGGTGTCGTATGAAAATGACCATTGAGATAGACGACAAGCTCATCAAAGGGGCTATCGCGGAAGAGATTGGCCGGCAGGTATCTACTTTATCGCGGGAAGAGGTGCTCAAGCAGGTCGATGAGATTATGACCGTGAAAGCGGAACGCCTCACCAATCAGGCTCTGGAGAAGATGGCGCTAGACTTGGTGAAGGTACGGGTAATGGGGATTATCTCGGATACCCGCCTGACCCAGGAAGTGCAACGGCAGATTGTGATTGCCACGCGGGCCATGATAAAAGGCGAGAAATACTAGGGGAGGCCGTATGGATAAGATACACGACCCCATGGTGTTGCATGCTACCATGTACAGCACTAATGGTATGCACGGGCTGTATTACACCAAGGAGCCCCAGGCCATGAAAGCTACCACGGACACCGGCTGGTTTGCGTTCTGGAAGAAGGTGGAGCACCCCTCACCCTGGAACTTGTATCAAGGGCCGTTTCTTACTGAGGAAGACGCCGACGACTGGTGCGCGATATATCATGGAGGAGACAATGGCGATAATCTATAAGGGTAGGGTGGCGACACCCGCAGTAATGGCGACCAAGATCGAGCCGGAGGTGAAGGCAGCCCCCGTAGTTGAGTCCGCCAAGGACGACAGTGGCAATTTATTGCCGATGATAAAGGACAAGCGGTTCGGGCACACCAAGGTGAAGGATAGTCGGTATCCTTTTGATGGGCCGGAGTATTGGCCAGTACCTGACCCGCCCGATAAGGAGGCAGCATGAGTGAGTTCGGCAAGAATATGCTGGATATACTGGAGGACAATCGGGAGACCGCCTGCATCGGGCTGACTTTCAAGGGGCATGTTACTGTGTTCTCCAAGCAGGGACGGGTAGAGCGGCGGGAGAGCCTCAACATCATGCGCCGGTTGTCCTGCAAGGGGTGCCCCAAGTGTGGGTGGATTCGGGATGAGCTGCAAGAGACCATCAACATGAACAAGCTCATCATGCCGCCTATTGAGGAGGGGATGCTCTACACCATCCAGATGGTCAACGTGTCTACCGATTGGGAGTCGGGCTATGTGGACGACTACGACATGGAAGTCATACCTTTGGTGGGAGATACCCGCCAATGATCGTCTTTGAAGACCTACCCCGGTACGCCACATTCCTATTCCACGGCCTTATTTATATGAAGACGTGGTACAGTAATGAGGGTCAGCGGTGTGAGAAGTGCCTCGATATGGTCCACAATTCGTTCGCGTACATCAACGGCATCAAGACCTGGAAGCATTTTTGTCCCCAGGCAGAAGTGGAGAAAATATAATGGCCTGGGTAATTGGGTTCCTATCATTCCCTTTGATTACCATCGTAAGTCTGTATATCTTGGAGCAGGTACTTCGCATCTACACCATGCGCCTAAAACGCAAAAAGGAGAAGACCCGTGAATCAGAAGGAACCGATGTCCATCCCGAGTAACACCCCCGCCATGTGGGATTTGGTGCTGGCCGACATTGCCGAGCGTGATCTCATCGGGCAAGTCAAGTACAACGTCCGCCTCCAGGGTTTCAATGGGCGGGACGTGCTGAAAGACGCCTATCAAGAAGCCCTGGACCTGGTGGTCTATCTCCGGCAGGCCATCTACGAGCGGGACAATCCGCAGGTACTGGCCATCCAGCAGGGACCGCTGTGACGGCCCGCAAGTTGAACGCGCTCAATGTGGCCATAGAACACCTGAAAGGGCTACTCTGGTGCGCCGAACACGACAAAGAGGCGTATAAAGGCACCATCAACACCAGAATAGATGCGATTATCAAGCAGTTGAACGATTTACGGCCCAAAAGCCTGAATTGTGGGTACTGTCTTGCCCTGGATGAGGACCATGATGGTCCTGGCCACGTTCCGGGTTGTCCGTTCAAGCCTAAGTGAAATCTTGTGCAATCAATTGCACAGGGGGTTGAAAATCATGCACGAGACAAAAATGATAGTAAAAACAGTAAAAAAGGCCAAAAAAGGGTCATTTTTGGCCCAAAAAAAGCCTCTGGGGGCCGGTTTTGGGGTCTCTGACGCCCAAATTTTGCCGTTGCCCCTTATCAACCCGCATATTGGCGGACCCTTTGAGGTTGGGGATATTGTCACCTTCGGGGGCGTGGGCAAGGCAAAAAAACGACAAGGCATCGTAGTTTACACCCTGATGGCTTTTGAGACCTTCAATTTGTACTCGGTACCCCGTTTGAAAGGTTTTCGCTTTCGGCATTGTCTCTTTGACTACCGCACCCCCCGCTGGGACGAAAAAAGTTACATTGTTCTGTGCTTGCATAAAGGCAAAGAGCGTTATGATCGGGGACTCTACCGGCCGAACACCCCCATCACCCTGGTAAAGCGGACGGGCTACACTGGGTCGCACCTAAAGCCCAAACTCACTCCCCGCGGACTGGCCCAGAATCATCTGGGGGTAGTAAATTGCCGGAATCAAAAACTGATTAAGTCGGGATTCATTCCGGTGGTTAAACTTGCGGAACGTCATATTCAATTTTTCGTTTAAAATCAAAGGTATACATTTTTTTCTTTACAAAACCCTCGGCCACTATTATACTTAAAATCACTTCTCGCACCACCAACCAACAAGGAGGACATTGCTATGGCAGTAATGACCAAAGGCGCAGCCAAGCTCCTGGGTAAAGCAGCACCACAGGACCCCACCGAAACCCCCGAACAGGCAATTGAAAACGCAGTAGACGCGGTAGCCGCCAACGAGCCAGAAATGGGCGTTGACGTGGCCAGTGGCCCCGACCAGACGGTAATTCACGAAATCAGTCCAGCAGTGGCAGGAGCCCTCGTTGAGGGTACCGTGGAAAAAGTCAAGGCCAAGACCAAAAAAGCCGCGGCACCGGTAATCACGGATGAAATCGTGGCCACCGCCCACACGGTAGAGAATCTGGACAAAGACCACGCCTTCTCCATGGCGCGGGAACTCATCGAGCAGGAAGGAAAAAACGACTTCGTTCTCGGTGGCATCCTGTCCCGCATCCAGGAAGCTGGCTTCTGGGAAAACCAGGGCTACGAGTCCTTCCGCAAGTTCGTGGAAGACGACCTGAGTATGGGCTACCGAAAAGCGGTCTATCTCATCGGCATCTACAACGGGCTGGTTGAGTCCGGGGTACCCTGGGATGCAGTCAAGGAACTGGGCTGGACCAAGCTCAAAGAACTGTCCGGTATCCTGACTATTGACAACGTCATTGATTGGGTTGCCAAGGCCAAGGATATGACCGTCCTGCAACTCCAGGAAGCCATCAAGGCCAGCAAAGGCATCGTCACCGATGATGGTACTGGAGAAATAACCGGGGAAGTGCAGAACCTCTCCACGGTGACCTTCAAAGTTCACGAAGACCAGAAAGCCATCGTGCTGGAGGCCATTGAAAAGGCCAAAGGCGATATCAAGTCTGAGTTCCCTGCGGTAGCCATGACCCACATCTGCACCTCCTACCTGGAGACCAGCACCGGCAAGAAAAAGGGCAAGGTCATGTCTCTGCTTGAACTGGCCAGCACCAAATCGCTGGATGATATCCTGGAAGTGGTGGACCATCTGTACGGCACCAAGTACAATATCCACATCGAAGAAATCGGCGCGGACACTGCGGCGGCGGAATAGCCCTTCCGTAACGATTGGAGAAGGGGGGCTTCGGCTCCCCTTTTTTTCAACCCCACTCTGAGGTACTATTTATGGCCAACACTGATACCCTGTCATTTCGCGTCTCTTCGGAAACCTACCGCATCACCAAGTTTTTTTACCCACAAGACCTATCGGCGGTCATGCGGCGCGTGTGGGAAAAGCATTTAAACAGCCTTACCACCACGACCCCCCTCTCCGTAACGGATATGGCCCAGCAGCATGGCCTGGATTCAAACGCTACTCGTAAAGCCCCCGGCGTCCTATCGTAATCTTGTGCAATTAATTGCACACGTGAGGTGACTATGTCCGACCAACTCTGTATGCGTTGCCACAAAAATATGGAAGATAAAACCACCTGCACCACCTGCAAAATGGAAGATATCGCCAAGCACGTCCAAAAGGCCAGTTACGAAATGCACCACCGATGTTGTCTGGTTTTACTGACTTACCCGGTGGAAAAACTGGACACCATGACTGCCTCTGACCTGCTAGATGATCTCTATTCCCGTTTACTTCATATTGCAGTAAAGTAGCTATTTTCACTCAATCATTTAAAGGCTCACCAGGGGGTAAAAACCCTTATGGTGGGCCTTTTTACGTTCGAGAATTCGTTTTTCTTTTTTGTGAAATAAAAAAAGGCTAGACAAACCCCAAAATATCGGTATTCTTATCGCACAACCAGGGGGACATTGATGAGCACACCGGTATCCAAAAATAAAGAATACATGGCCCACCTTACTGAATTGAGCGACGTGATGAACAAGACGGCCCCACCTCTGCCGCCTAGTGCCATACCTGCCCACCTCAAGGGAGAGGTCAAGCTCTCCAAGAAGCAGCGAGCCTCCAAAGAAGAATTGGAGCAAAAACTGGTCCTGTTACAACGCCTGCTCTTCCGTAATGTCTCCAAAAAAGATATATCCGTCATGCTGCAATGTACCATTCGGCAGGTCTACAACCTTATCGAATTATTGAAGACGCGGACCGTAAATGAAGTACGAAACATGGACTACCCTCTCTTCATTGGGCAGACCGTAGATTTTTACAACGAGATTCGTGGGATGGCTCTACTTACTGCTTCATCCAAAGAAATCTCCGATCACCGCATAAAACTCACTGCCATGCAAGTGGCTCTCCGGGCGGAGGAAGAGAAACATAAATTCTTCGCGTTGGCGGGCATCTACAAAACAGCCCCAGCTCAGAATTACGCTACCCAGTTCATGACGACCAAAGCCAGCAGTAATGACGGGGAAATCAACCCGCACGATATCGTATCTGATCTGGCCCTGGAAATGCTCAAACTGGGTTCATCCCCGGCGGACATTGAGGATGCCACTATCATCACCCCCGAGGTTAAGTAGTGAATCTTCAACCCATTCGCAAGGTAGTTGATCGAATACCCAAGGACTCCGAATACGGGCAAGCCCTACACAAGGCTTTGCTCCAGGCGGAGATAGAAAAGAAATACGCGGCGCTCTCCTACCTGCTGCTCCTGGAAAAATACCCAGTGAGTATTACCGAGTTCATAGAGTCACCCCTCTACCTGGATAAGGCGGGGGAAATCTACCCCAAGGTCATGGTAGAGTTACTTGAACTGAATAATCCCGACGGAGACCGTCTGGGGGGAAAATACAATGAAGCGGTACTTACCGGCTCCATCGGGTCGGCCAAAACCACCTGTGCGCTACTCACCACTGCCTACCAGCTCTATATTATGTCGTGCTTCCGAAACCCTCATAAAGTTTTCGGACTTGATAAGTCGTCAGAAATTTTGTTTATATTCCAATCGCTCTCAGGAACAGCGGCGAAGAATGTCGATTATGGCCGTTTTCGCGCCCTCATTGAGCACTCGCCCTATTTCAACTCGCAATTTTCTTATCAGAAAGATATTGAATCCGAACTTCGATTCCCTCACCGGATTTTCGTACGGCCCGTGTCGGGTGATATTGGAGGTACGATAGGCCAGAACGTCTTTGGCGGGTTGATCGACGAAGTAAACTTCATGGAGATTACCGAGAAGTCCAAGAAGTCTGTGGATGGGGGTACCTATGACCAAGCCGCCGTACTTTACGATTCTATTTCTCGTCGGCGTAAGTCTCGTTTTATGCAGCAGGGCCGTCTACCCGGCATTATGTGCCTTGTGTCGTCTAAGCATTACCCTGGGCAGTTTACTGATGGTAAAGTTGCGGAAGCCGAAACCGACCCCACGATATTCGTGTACGACAAGCGTACCTGGGACGTTATGCCCGAAGGTACCTTCACAAACGAGTGGTTCTGGATTTACAAAGGGTCCGACACTAAGCAGCCCTTCATCGTCGAAGACGAATCGCACTACGACCTGAAAGACCCTCTTTTTGATCGTATACCGGTTGAATATAAGCCAGATTTCCAGCGGGATATCATGGGCTCCTTGCGGGATATCGCTGGGGTCTCCACCATAGCCAAACGCCCATTCATCTACAATACCGAGTCTATTACCAAGTGCATGGGTCGCGTGAACAGCGTATTCTCGCGTTCTGAGGTAGATTTTAAATACACCCAACTAGGCATCTACCCTGGCAGATTGCGGGATTCGTGGGAGCCTCGGGCTGTCCATGTGGACTTGGCAAAAACGGGCGACAGCGCCGGATTCTGTATGGGCTACGTCAAGGGCTTCATGTCTATCCGCCGGGGAGATGTAATAGAGTACCTGCCTGATATCCGTATTGATGCTCTTCTGAGAATCATGCCGCCCCAGAGTGGGGAGATAAATTTCTCCAAAATACGCGAATTGATTTACAAACTGTCTGGCACCGGCTTCCCTATTAAGTGGGTAACGCTGGACTCCTGGCAGTCAACAGATATGATTCAAATCCTCCGTGGCCGGGGCTATATCACCGGGGAGCTATCGGTAGACCGAACCATTCTACCCTACGACCTCACCAAGGCGGGACTCTATGATGGTCGTATCGCTATGCCGTTCCATGAGGTCTGTAAGCGGGAACTTGCTTCCTTGGAAATAGACCCCAAGAAAAACAAGATAGATCACCCCCCCAGAGGCTCTAAGGACGTTTCTGACGCCCTTGCCGGGGTTGTGTCTACCCTTACCCTTCGGCGGGAGATTTGGGCCAAGCATGGGGTTCCTATCAACCCTCAGTTACAACAGCGAATCCAACAACAGAAGCAAAAGGAGAATTCCAATGGCAGCAGCAGCGAAAACCTTGGCGGTTAATCTGGGCGGAATCACCAAGCACCTCACCGTGGAAATGGTACCCATCTCTTTCTTGGTGCCGTCCCCCAACAACACGAAAAAGCATACCCCAGCTCAGGTAGCGAGTATCGTAAAGTCAATTCAGGAGTTTGGCTTTAACGACCCTATTGCCGTCACGGAAACAGGGGAGATCGTATGCGGCCATGGTAGACGGCTGGCCCTGCTCAAACTCAAGTCCAAACAGGCCCCGGTGGTAAAGCTCGTGGGGCTAACTCCTGACCAGATTCGGGCCTACCGGATCGCCCACAACAAGATCACCATGGATACGGGCTTCGACATGGACATCCTTCGTTCGGAAATCTCCGACCTGGATATCGCAGGCTACGATATTTCCATGACCGGCTTCACCCTGGCCGACTTGAGTATGGAGCTGCCGTCCAACGCAGCCACAACTCCCGCCGTGGATGATACCGAAAAAGAGACCCACAACACTGGCCCCAAGGCCACCAAGTCCACGGTCCAGTACATTCTCATCTTTGATGATGAGCAGCAGCAGACAGACTGGTACAAATTCCTGAAACACCTCCGCACCGAGTATGAGGACAAGGCGGACACCGTGGCGGGGAAGGTGCTCTATTTCCTCAAAGAGCAGCACCCGGAAATCGTTTAAATTTGCAATCAATTGCACAAGGGGTAAGACATGACGCAGCCTACCAACAGCACCAAGAAACACGTCCAGTACATCACCACGGACGTGCTCACCGAGGCTAAATCCCGTATCCGAAATCTCCTGTATCAGTTCGACCAGATTTGGGTTGCCTTCTCTGGGGGCAAGGACTCTCTGGTCTGCGTGGAACTGGTAGAAGAGGTTTACCGTGAAGAGGGCATCAAGGCCAAGGTCAACGTCGTTTTCCGCGACGAAGAGCTCATCCCCGATGTAATCATCGACTTCGTAAAGTTCTACGCGGAACAGACTGACCGGTTCAACTTCCGCTACCTGGCCGTACCGATGAAGGTCGGTAAGTTCATCATGGGCAAACACCTGCCGTTCACTGCCTGGGACCCGGACCGCGAGTGGCACCGCCAACCGCCGGAGTACGCCGAACGCAACATTGAGGGGGCAGCCGAGCTTTATGAAAATGACATGGATGGCTTGGTTTTCCAAGGCTATAAGGGAAAAATTGCGGTCATTACCGGGGTTAGGGCGGACGAGTCCCTCAAGAGGTACCAGTCCTGTGTCATCAAGAAAAATGACAACTATCTTGTTCACACCAGTGCCAAGCATGTCATGGTGGTCAAGCCCATCTACGACTGGTCGGAAACAGACGTCTTCAAATACTTCTACGACCGAAACATCAAATACTGTCCCGTGTACGACAGTCAGATGTGGGCAGGCAGCGAGCTACGGGTTGCATCCTTACTGCACGAGCGAGCTATCTCCAACCTTCTGCGCTGCAAACGGATGTTCCCGGTGTTTTACAACCAAATCATCGGACTCATGCCGGAAGTAGAGACTCAGGTTCGATACTGGGAGGAACACGATGCTGGCAACGTGTTTTATCGTTACCCTCATACTTTTGATGGCATGCGTCAATATGTTGAAACCGAAATAGACCTGGCCATGCGGCCCGAGGCCCACAAGTACATTGACGGCTCAGAACGCTTCCGCAAACAGGAGATGAAGGTAAATCCTGACCGTCCTTTGGGCGGCTTGCCGGTCCTCTATATCTTCCAGCAGCTTGTCCGCGGCACCTTCGTCAAAGCGGTCATCGGGCCTCTCAAGACCATCAGCTCAGAACACGTCATGTACGAAAGTGAGGACCATACGGTATGAATTACTCTCGAATCGAACGCTACATATCCAGCACCAAAGAAGAGATCACCATGCGGGACAAGAATGGAGTCCCCATCCTCATTCACATCGTGGTGCTAGAGAACTCATCCTTCATCAAAGAGTTCATGGCGCGGGCCAAAAGTGTCACCTGGGAAAACCCCATAGGGGCCACTTGGTTCCTGGCCTTTGATGGAGAAGAGCTGGTAGGTTGTTGCTGTGCGGTAATTCGTCACGGTAATGGTAGATGCAAGTCGGATTTTGTCCCGGCTTCCGAACGCGGCCGCGGGCTCTATGGGCTACTCAGCCAGGCTCGAATTCGGTACCTGCGGGACCGCTTCTGCCACACCGCAGACTGTTTCTCCACCGAGTTCAGTCGCCCTCAGTTCCTCAAGGACAAATTCGTAATTGAGCGGGAGACTACGCCAGGGATAGTTTACATGCGTAAAACCCTATAATACTTGACAAAACCTGCAAAATAAACTAAAATACTATCATCGCCCATCCTATTTTATGAGGTATAACGTGAACATTTCTCGGAGTTACAATGGTTGGCCCTCTGCCGTTCGCAGCATCAGAGGCACTCTATTCTACAAGCTCTTGCGGGGGAAGGGTATCGAACCAGGCCAAGAGTGTGCTATTTGTGGGGTCAAGAAGAAAGATGCCTACCTCAACTTCCATGCCGAAGAGTATGGGCCCACGGTACAAGAATACATTGAGGGGGCCCAGGCAGTCTGCTGTTTCTGCCACGGTATGATTCACATGCGATACCGCTTCCCGAATCGGTGGAAGGCGGTCAAGCAGGAAGTCCTACATGGGCGAGTTTTACCCGTGCGAAAGAACATGCAAGACCTCTTCTCCTCCTTGAAAGGGGCTACGGATTTCACTTACGTGGAGAATGTGGACACAGGCAACGCCTATCTGGACTCCATCTCCCTGAAACCCTACAAGGGGCCGGTCAAGGTGGCCACGGTCATTGATGAGGCATCGGCCAAGCCGGTACCAGACCCCACGGTCTATCTCACGCAGGCGGACTATGATGAGGCAGTATCATTCCTCTATGGCCTCACCACCGTGGTGGTAGAGGAGAAAGCCTGACATGCCTATCATTCGTCATTACAGCGCCGTCCCGGTGGATGAGGATTTAGACGCCTATCTTGACCGGGTAGAGGAAGAGCTAACCGCGGACCTAAAAAAGAGTCTGGAGGAGGTAAAACCCCAACCCCCCAAGGTCAAAGCAAAAGGTCCAGCCCTCAAACACAATAAGCCCATCAAACGTCGGCGTAAAAAGATGACGGCCAAGAAAAAGGGGCGAAAAAAGAAACCAGGGCCCAAACCCAGAGGCTATGACCATAGGAGCGATGAACACCGGGCCAATATCCGAAAATCGTACAACCTCTACGGCATCAAATTCTATGGGGGTATGGTTCGTGGGGGCAACATGATAACCCAGTGGTGGCGAACCAACACCACCTACGTGACAGAGGAGGCCCGAGATACCGCCATGAAGAGGGCTAAGAAAAGAAGACCAGATCGTGAGTATATGGGATTTGAACGAAGAAACCCCCAATATAAAGGAGCCTCCCGTGAACAGTAACATCAAGAAACACCCCATCAGCAACATTGAATGGCTACCGGTAAACACCCTCTACGCGAATGACTGGAATCCCAACGTGGTGCTCTCCCCCGAGCTAAAACTTCTGGAACACTCCCTGCTCCGGCAAGGGTGGATTCAGCCGGTACTCGTGGGGCACAACGAACACGGCTACCAAATCATCGACGGCTTCCACAGGCACACACTCGTGAAAACGAGTCAAAAAGTGTACCAAATGACCAACGGGCTCATCCCCTGCGCGGTCCTCCAGGTGTCAGAGGCCGAGCGCATGCTCATTACGGTACGGATCAACCGGGCCAAGGGCAATCACATCGCCTTTCGGATGCACGAACTGGTCACCAAGCTCTACAAGGAAATGGGACTGACTCTCCAGGAAATCTGCGAGGGTATCGGGGCGGACAAGCATGAAGTAGAGACTCTGATGATGGAGGACGTGTTCACCAAGAAGAACGTGGCCAACACCCCCTATTCAAAGTCTTGGTATCCGCGAGGCTCCATTCTCACCAAAGGGCGGGAACTCAAACCCGTAGGGGCACGGTCATGAGTACCTACGAGGTCGTGTATCTCAGTCCTAACTCTATCCACCCGTACTACCGCAACCCCAAGGTTCATGGCAAGCAGCAGATAGCCGCTATTGCCCGATCTATCCGGGATTTTGGGTTTGACCAGCCTATCGTAGTGGATGAGGACAAAACCATCATCAAGGGGCATGGTCGCTACTTCGCGTCCTTATCCCTCAAGCTCATGGAAGTACCCGTTATCGTGCGTACCGACTTGAGCACTGCACAGGTCATAGCCTCCCGAATTGCGGATAATCGCCTCTTCGCCATGACCGCTATCGACTACGATATTCACGAGCAGGAGCTGGCATCTCTACAACAGGATATGTCCACCCAGGAAGCAACCGCAGCTCTTGATTTTGTGGAGACTCCGGCCACCTTCGGGGAACAGACCATGGCGGCCCAAGAGGAGATTGAACTCATAGATGAGGAGGCTACCCCCGCAGAGCAAGAGACTCAGGCCCAGCCGGTATTCAACGCGGAAACAGTGGACGAAGGAACCCTCCTCTCCTGCCCGCAATGTCAGTACACCTTTTTTGTAGGAAAGGAGTAACCCGTGATTGAAATAGTGATGCTCCCACCCAAGAAGTTGAAACCCTATAAGGACAACGCCAAAAAACATACCCCGGACCAGATAGCGGCCTTGATTGCCACCATGACCGAGTTTGGGTTCGACCAGCCCATTGTGGTGGACAAAGACTTCACCATCATCAAGGGTCACGGGCGTAGAATCGCGGCCATTCAGATGGGACTGAAAGAAGTGCCTGTAATTGTGCGGGCCGACCTCTCCCCCGAGGCCGTGCGCATCGCCCGTCTCATGGACAATGATGTGGTTTCGTCTGAGTGGGATTTACCCATGCTGCGGGACGACCTGCACGAGTTGCAAGAGTTAGGCGGGACCCTGGCCATGGCTTGCGTTTCCGATACCGCCTTTGAGGATATCTGCGCGGCCTCAGAACCCATGACCATCTCGGTCTCCGATATCCACATCAAACCGGTGGCACCGAAACACGACTGCCCCAAATGCGCCTATAGGTGGTGACCATGAATAACGCGATTTTCTTCCATGAGTACCCCGGCAAGCGGGACCCCCTGGCCAGCATCAATTGCACCTACATTGGCCCGTTGGGTACCGGGCTCCAGTCTAAAATCATCATCGGGGAAACCCCCCTCAACACATTTTCCACGGACAGCGGGCATGACCGAGCCTGGGCCCCCGCACTCCTGGAAAGTTACTCTGATGCGGAAATCATCATTCTGACTATCCCCAAAGCCTCCTATTTGTTCGGGGATGGGCTAGGCTATACCCTGGAACTGACGGACTACTTCAAAGAGTTTGGTTTTCATGTCAATCGTTATGCGTTCGAGTTCCCCCACTTAGGGGCACCCATTCAAGGGTCTACCGGCTTTATCCTGGCCACCAAAGAAGTACACACCCCTATCAAGGCTCTGATGCGAACTGAGGTATCAGTGAGTACCATCCTGCCGGACATCATCACCCACGCCCCTAAGTTCATTCAGAAGGTGGCTTTTGTGTCGGGGACCGGGGCCCTCAATGGTTTTCTCAAGTCCCACACTCACCCATTACCCGTACTGCTTGAGTGGCAGGGGGTACCCCTCCTTTGCGAGCGTCGAACAGGCAATACTCTCATCCTGGATCGTATCAGTTGCGCCGAGGTAGCCACCCTATACGGGGTTGAGGTTAAAAGTCTCGATAGTCTCGAACCTTTACTGAAAGTAGTGCCTAATTTGGTCTATGATACCTTCATCGGCCGGGTTCTTTCCCTATAACCCACTACCCCGCACAAAACCCCTAAAATACCCCAAAGCCCCCCCAAAGGGGGCTTCCATATTTCCGTTCTAACACGTTTAAATCCCCTCCCCCTACCCTACACCTCCCCCAAAAAAATCCCCCCAAGCCAGCGATGTGCAATTAATTGCACAAATGTAAAAAAATCTATTGCAAATCTGTTTTTGCTGGGGTATACCCTGACCATGGCAAATATCATCAAGAGTCAAGCATCTATCCGCAAAACTGATGCGGAGTGGCAAATAGCTTACGCGGAAGTGTACGCCCCAGACCTCCTTGACCGCCAAAAAGAGTTTATGAAAGCGGATGAAATCCGCAAAATGGCTTACTTGTGGATGACGGCCAATCAGAGTGAAGCCGTAGACCACCAACACAACAACGAACTCACGGGCTGTATAGTTGTCGAGTCTTTCATCGCCCGCCCCAATGACCCGGACTTTATTGAAGGGGCCTGGGTGGTAGCCATTTATTTTCCAGATGCCGATATGTGGGAAGAAGTCAAAACTGGGAAAATAAATGGTCTATCCTTGGAAGCGGAAGTTGGTAAGATTCCAACTACAGTAACCATTGACCCCCCTACTCAGATTGATGGGGAGACCATGGAATCCCTGGGTCACACCCATTCATTCAGTGTGTATTTCAATTCTGCCACCCTACTGCCGTACGGCCTCACCTCCATCACCAACGGACACCAGCATCAGATACTTGGACCGGTAGTTACCGAAATGGAAGAAGACCACGCCCATCGCTACTCATTGACGGAGATAACCAATGAACTCACGTGTGACTAAGAGCCTGGAACTGGAAGCACAAGAGTTGGTAAATGGGCGGGTAAGTTTTCTCTCCTTGGTGAAGCGAGGGGCCAACGCGCTCCCCTTTAAGCTACTCAAAGCAGACACAATGGAGGAAACACCCATGGCTACCGATTTGGATCTGAAAGGCATTTCGTTGAATCCACCCCCCGCGTCCGCACCTCGCATGAGTGCGGTACTGGTGACCAAAGGAGAGTCCGCAACGTATGAACCCTCTCTGTTGGCCCTGGGCTACACCATCGTCAAAGTGGACACGGAAACCAACCCGGAGCACGACATCATCCATCTCGTAGAGGGGGTTGACACTCGTAATGCCGTAGTCCTCAAAGCCTCTGATGATGTGGGCTATGTGGTTGAAAACGTGAAGAAATATTTTTCGTCCTACCCCAATGACACCAAGTTTTCGGCCAACATCAACGGGGCCATGTTCTTCCCTGGCTTTCGTACCGCCTCCGATGTTCTGGTAGAAACCGTCTGGGCTCTCATGGATGAAGTTGAATCCGAAGGTGCTCCGCCCACGGACAAAATCAAGAAAGCCCTCAAAGAGTACAACGACTACGTTCTGACCTTGGTGGCGGCCATCCCCTCCAAGTGTTTCAAAATGGATACCCTTACGTCAACCCCCCCGGCCCCGGCTGAGGAAACCACCATCCAAAAGGAGGAGAGCCCTATGGCTACTACCACGGAAGAGCACGTTGAAAAGGCGGCTGCGGCCATTTGCCCGGACTGTAAAAAGCCCGGCTGCGCAGGGGACTGCACCGAAGGAAAGGCGGCTAAAGCCTGTGGGGGCAAAGCCAAGAAAGAAGAGGATGAAAGCACGGGTATTACCCCCATCGCCGCGGACCAAGCTGTAGCCAAGGCCGACACTTCTCTGTTGGATGCAGTTACGGCCCTCACCGCCATGGTAACCACCATGGTCACCAAAATGGATGCTCTGGCCACTCGACAGGAGGCCGTTGAGGCCAATGTTACGGCCACCGCATCCACCGTCACCAAGTCCATGGAGAAAATCAACACCACCGTACTCGGCGGTGCTGGCGGAGAGAACATCAGCTCCACTCCGGTCAAAAAAGGTGACGACCTGTGGGAAGGGGTCCTCGACTTCAAATAATTTCCAAGTAATTTAACCCGATACGTCAACACATCACTATCCTAAAAGGAGAACAGTCTATGTCCACGACCGAACAAATCATCCAGAAAGCCGACTTTGCCCTTGCCGACCTGTCCGGCGGAACCAACGGGGGTCTGCTCAACCCGGAGCAGTCCAACGCCTTCCTCGTGCGGATGCTCAACCAGCCGACCATCACCAAGCTCTGCCGCGTCGTTCCAATGTCGGGCCCCAAAAAGAACATCGACAAAATCGGCTTCGGCAAGCGTATCCTGCGTCCGGGGGCGGGCATCAACCCGACCAACTACCTGACGGCCGCAGTTGACCACAGCCAGTGGGCCAACCCCACCTGGGTACCCCTCACGGAGAATGCAACCCGTGCCAAGCCCGCGACCAATCAGGTCGTACTGTCCACCAAAGAAGTCATCGCGGAAGTCTGGTTACCCTACGATGTCATCGAGGACAACATTGCCCGCGGTGAAATCAACTTCGCAGGCCCCAATGCCCCCTACCAGCCGGTATCCGGTGGCATCAAGGACGTCATCGTGGGCATGATTGCCGAAAGGGCTGCCCTGGACCTGGAAGAACTCTTCCTTTTGGGTGACACCACCCTCAGTGCTTCCGACCCCTACCTGGCCCAGTTTGACGGAATGCTGAAACTCGCTGGAGCTTCTGGTAACCCGGTAACCACGGCAGACCTCCCCGGCATCAACAAGAGCGTATTCAAGCGACTCATGAAGGTCATGCCGGACCAGTATCTCCGCAACCTGAACTCCATGCGCCACTTCACCTCGGTCAACAACGAGATCGAGTACCGCGACACGCTGGCCAACCGCGAAACCGGTTCCGGTGATGCCCTCATCGACGGCCGTAACCCCGTGTTCGCCTACGGCGTGCCTGTTACCCCAGCGGCCCTCATGCCGGAAACCAAAGTACTGCTCACCGACCCGAAAAACCTCATCCTCGGCGTTCAGCGCCAGGTCAGTATCGAGGTGGACAAAGACATCCGCGGCCGGAACTTCATCATCGTTCTGACCATGCGGTTGGCCATGACCATTGAGGAGCCGATGGCGGTTGCCATCACCACTGACCTCGCCAACCTCGGCAACCTGTAACCCAACCTGACCCAGTCCACCCAAAAGGGGGGTAAGTATATCCCCCCTTCCTTCTACGAAAGGAGAAGAATTTATGCCACCCGTATTCAATCAAATCGGAGCCGGTACCCTCACCAAGAACGCCATCAAAGAGCTACAGGGCATAAAGCTGGTGCTCGTGGCTGGCGCTGCGGCCAACACCAACATACCTATCACGGGTATCAAAGCTGCGGACGTTATCGTCTCCGTAATCCAGGAGCCTGGTACCGTAGCGGCGGCCCCCATCGACCGGACCTCCGTTACCAGCGTCACCAGCGCCGGTAACATCCAATGCACCCAGATCACCAACACCAATGGGGCGATGCTGCGGATAATGTACTTCTCCAAGCCGACGACCTAACCGTCGCCCACGAATAAAGGAGCCATCATGGCAAAACGTATCGTAATGCTGGCCGGAACTGAGAATAGTCGGGGAATCGCGGGCCAGATTTTCCAGGGAAACACGCCTTACCCCGTAGCTGCTGAGAGAGCAGACGAACTGTTGGACCTCGAAGAAGATGGGGCCCCGGTATTCAGGGAAATTGGGCTCTCGGAGGTAGATGAAGGTACCTACTCCGAAGAGGTGGCCCCGGATTTGTTCTCCACACCCGCGTTCACGGACCCCGTAAATGACGGTAAAGAAGAAGGCTTCCAGGAGCCCATTGTCCCGGTGTAACCCGCCCACGCAACCATAAAACTATGAGGGCAGCATGAAACTACTATCCAATGGCATACTCTACGGTCTAACAGGGGCAGGAGATACTCCCGAGCTGGCCGTTATGCTCAACACGATTTCGGTTCATGTTGCCCTCATGTTGCAGTCGGCCTTGCGGGCCTCGTTTGCCCGTGTACCCCTGCAAACTGACTACTTCATGGT